AGGAGAACTCGCAGTAATAGATTTTAAAACATCTAAGAAAATTAAACCAGAGAAGTGGTTGGAGAACTACTTCGTACAAGAAACTGCCTATGCCTGCATGTATTATGAAATGACAGGTATTTCGGTAAAGAAGATAGTGACCTTAATGGTTGCTGATAATGGAGATGTGAAAGTTTATGAAAAAACCAACAAACGTGACTATATTAAACTTCTTACCAAGTATATTAAAGAATTCGTCACCCACAAACTCGGAGAGTATGGAGAAAGAGGTTAATGAACTACTAAAAGAGAAATTTCTCGACCAGAATAAGTTCACAAGCGATGTTGAACAACTGGTGCTTACCACCGAGCTCAATTATATTGAAGCAATAATTAGTTATTGTGAAGAAAATAACATTGAGTTTGAATCAGTAGGAAAATTAATCTCAAAACCACTCAAGGATAAATTGAAGGCAGAAGCAACTGAACTCAATTACCTAAAGAGAACTTCCAGATCAAAATTGCCACTATGATATTCTGGATAGGATTCATTATTATGTTCCTTAATGAAGGATTTGTAATGATGAGACATGTATCGCCTTGGGCTGCAAAACAGAGAGATAATCTTATAGAAAAATACGGTGATGGTTGGCAAACCTTTCATGGTATAGTAGACTACGTTTGGGTGATTGTTGTAGCTTTAGGGTTCGCATTTTCACCTCACAGAGGTAGTCATTTATACGTTTTTCTCGCCTTCTGGGGTAGTGCATTTACCCTGATATACCTACCGATGTGGGTATCTAAAACTGATAAATAGTTATGTATTAGAGTCGTAAAATGAGTGAATTTTTCAAAGCTCCAGCAGTCAGAGCCGCAATGGCCGAGATACAGGAGTTACAAGAAGATATTATGACAGGTCTTGCGATCAATGGTATGAGGCATCCTCAAACACAAGAGGAAGGACTCTTACACATTAGCAAGATGAGAGAACTTCTCGAAAAGCAAAAGAACTTTATGTTCAGATTGTCATTAGAGAAGGAAGACGAAGATGCGATTGAAATGAAAGAGCAGATTATGGAATCTGCTAAGTTTCTAGGTTTACAACCAAATCAAAATATTGCAGAATTTTTTGATACACTATCTGTAACTCTAGATAAACTAGAAGCCAATCTACCCGATTGACTAATACATAATTATCTGATATAATACAAACAATCCAACAATACAAAAATACGGAGAATACTAAATGTCATTTGCTGCATTAAAAAAACAATCCCGCTCAGGTTCTCTAACCGAAAGGTTAATGAAGAAAGTTGAGAAACTTAATGAGAAGGGTAACAATACTGATGAACGTCTTTGGAAACCAGCTGTAGATAAAGCGGGTAACGGATACGCAGTTATTCGATTCCTCCCTGCACATGCTAATTGTGAATTGCCATGGACTCAAGTTTGGAGTCACGCTTTCCAAGGACCAGGCGGTTGGTATATTGAGAATAGTCTAACTACACTCGGTAAAGATGATCCTGTAGGAGAACTCAACAGAAGTCTCTGGAACAGTGGTCGTGAATCAGACAAAGATATTGCTCGTAAGCAAAAGCGTAAGCTTTCTTACTATGCAAATGTCTATGTTGTAAAAGATTCAAGTAATCCTGAGAACGAAGGACAAGTCAAACTATACAAGTTTGGTAAAAAGATCTTTGACAAGATTACTGCTGCAATGCAACCTGAGTTTGACGATGAAGAAGCAATCAACCCATTCGATTTCTGGAAGGGTGCTAACTTCAAGTTGAAGATCAAACAGGTTGCTGGATTCTGGAACTATGATAGTTCAGAATTTTCAAAGTCTGAAGCACTTTTAGATGATGATGATAAACTAGAAGAGATCTACAACAAGATCTATGATCTAAGTGAGTTTACTGCTGCTGATCAGTTCAAAACTTATGATGAACTCAAAGCACGTTTGGACTCTGTTCTTGCAAGAAAGGCAGTTGTAGCTCCTACTCAATCTATTGATGAGGAACTAGAAGATCTTAGTGAAGGGTTGAATCGCCCATCATCTGCTGAATTAGATGAGATATCTAATCTCTCTGCTGCTGCAACAGCATCAACAGATGAAGACGAGGATGACGCACTGAGTTATTTTCAGAAACTCGCTGAAGAGTAAACAATAAGAAAGGGGTCTTACGACCCCTTTTTTTTAGCCTCCCCTTAGTCTGGGGTTATCTGATGTCTTGAGTCTCTTATTTACAAATTGAGAAGATCGTTTATAATTCATTGCTCTCTGCATATCTGACACAACTGAGTTTAAGTATATTGGTCTTACAACTTTAATCTTTCTCTTCGCTTCATTTATATCCAATTCATACATGTAATTTGATACTGGAAAAACATTTTCGTGAGTTATAATATTACCATTGGCATCTTTTGCAGTTCCAGCCTCATCAACACTCACTATAGGATCTAAAGACCCACCGTATGAGACGGTTGTTTGTCTTACTTGGTTTCTTTCCAAATATCTTATACTAAAGTTAGAGTCCACTACTAATCCAGGCGGAACTACTAATCTTCCATGATCATCTTGAAGACCTTTAGTTTCGTAGTGATGTATCTTTTCCAACTCTTTATCACTACCATACTTGTCTAGGAGATAATTTCTAAAATCATTCTCTGTAAGAGGCCATTGATCTCTTATTCTTGTAATATTGTTTGCTATCAATACAACCCAATCGAACCTTGGATCTCCATATAATTTTTGTGCAACTTGCTCAGGTCTTCCGTCACCTATGATTGTGTAATCATCGAAAGCGGTGACAACAGACAACATATCTTCACGAATCTTTGCCCTCTTGAAAATATTCTTAACTCTTATGAACTCATCATTAGAGTTTCTATCAGGAGATCTGGAAACGTAGTTTATTTCTGGTAGATAAGAAAAGTATCCTTGCATTTTAGTATCCTACGTCAGCTGAATAAGGTGTATCTTGTCTAATAACACTTATAGGCATTAGATCACCCATTGGATTATTTTCACTGAACCTTCTCTTATCAATTATATCATCACTATAATCTGTATTGTAGATAGGTTCTAATTCATTAAATTTAAGTGACATCTGTACAGAAACAGGCATACCACCTTCATATGCCATCCACATTCCCTCTGGAGTGTAGTTGATATTGATGTCTGTTAAAGCACATGGTTTAAATTTATTTACACCAAGAATATTTCTATTACCAGCAGTGAGATATCTTAATCTGAATATGTTTGGAGTTCCTAAGAAGTAACTAGGACCACCAGCTCTACCAGTATTACCAGCTTTCTCACCAGATTCTCCTGATGCCAACTTAGATAACTTTCTGGGAGCAGACCATTGTTTCAATGCACGAAGAATCATTCTTACATTTCCTGCCTCTCTTCTATCTCTTGGACTCATCACCCATGAGAACTCGAAACTTCTTAAAGATACACCAGCAAACATTAGTTCTGTATTTGCGTTTGCAATAACACCACCAGATCTTGCTAGGATGGAGTCTGCACTAACATCATATCCCATGTTACCTACCAACTGACTGATCTCATTCGCCATCAGTTCTTGTCTACCAGCTCTTTGTGTCAAAGATCTACCAGTATTGAGTGCATTACTAAAAAATGCAGTAATATTTCCCATACCAAGTTTGTTTGCAAGAATCTTAAGTGAACCTTGACTCATGGATTCTCTTATAGCTTCCATTGCCTGTAGGTTCATATTATCTTCTTCCCAGTTTCTTGAGTTACCATCAATCATGTTATTAGGCATTGGTAATTTTATACCAGCACCTAATTTCTTTCTGTATGGTGAGGATCTTTGAATACCATAAGCAGATCCTACGTTACCAGATTTCATTGCGGTAGCATATGGTGGTTGATATGAATAACATTGAATACTAAAGTGATCCTGTTGTAGAGACATATCCATAGGATACTTAACAGGTGTGGTAAACATGATATCACTATCTGTATCATAATCATGTAAACCTCTAGTTACCATACCAGTGATACCACCAGCCTCTTCTTTCTCTAATTGTTCACTCCTATCATATTGATCTTGTAATCTATTAATTCTTGCCCATAGAGCTCTTTTATCTCTTCCGTTTGCCCCCGCTACTTCTTCTTTAAGTCTAGCAATCTGATCTGGTATGCTGTTTGTATAGTTACCCTCATCTACTGCGGAGAAGGCTGGAACCTCTTCTCCAGTTGCTAAAGCATGTTGTCTTACATTTTCTTTTAATTGATCATTTAAAGGTCCTGAATATCCTATGATTTGAGGAGGTGTAGAATCATCATATATTGGTGCTATTCCATCTATTGTTGCAATGTTTTTATAAGAACCTCTACCAACTTGCTCTGTTCCAGGCGGTGTGATAGG